GTCAACGACTCCACGCTCGCGGAGCTTCGCACCGTCGGCGGCGAGCTTGGGCTCGACTTTGACGCGATGGTGAGCGTTAAGGCTGCTGAATAAGCGAAAAAGCCGCAGACCGGGCGCAAAATACCGGCAATTTCTGTTGACAACGGCAGCGCGACGTGATAAAATACACAAGCTGCCAAGAAATCGGCAGAAGTTGCTGGCATAGCTCAGTCGGTAGAGCAGCTGATTCGTAATCAAGGTAGCGCCTTTTGTATGCTTGTTTAGCCGTAAAGTCATTGATTTCCAATGGTTTTACGGTTTTTTTACTAAACAAACGGGCACGGTGATTTTGTCAGGTTAGAGTAAAATCTTTGAGCCAATTTTAGACAAGGTGATTTGTGCTTCAACTCCAAAAACTGAACTTTTGGGGGTATAAAAATGGGTGTTCCTAAAAAAATTCGGCGAGCTTCTAATCCTGTCGGCGTTTGCTTGGAGGACGCTTTCAACAAGTTCATTATTGAGAAAGAAGCGCTCCAGCGTTCGGCGGCAACAGTAGAAAGCTATCAAAAGTCTTATCAGCGCTTTCTCCAGTCCTTTGAAGGTGAAATTGATGGAGATACTTTTCTTTGTTCTGAACTCACAGAAGATACTATCTTTGAATGGATGGCCGCGCTAAAGAGTGATGGTATCCGCCCGCAGTCAATCAACCATTATCTAAGAGATATGCGGACGTTCGTAAACTGGTGCAAGAAAAAAGAATACATTACCGGTAAGCTCAATGTTCAGCTCACCAAAACACAGGAAGAGCTTCCCAAAGACTACTCTAAAGAAGAAATGGATTTGCTCTTGCGCAAGCCCATTCACAAAGATGAATTTGTTGAATGGCGTATGTGGGCTATTGTAAACTTCATCTATGCTACTGGCGCGAGAGAAGATACTATCTGTAATTTGGCTGTAGGCACAGTAGACTTGAAAAGCAAGCGTATTGTCTACACCCACACCAAGAACAAAAAACCACAGGTAATTCCAATCTCAAATGCTCTTGCTTCTGTTCTGCGCGAATACATCAAAATGTGGCGAAGCGACGCCCGCGCAAGTGATTATCTGTTTTGTAGCATTTCGGGTGAAAAACTTAGTGGAAACGCTATCCGCAAAGCATACGCTACTTATTCCCATAAGCGCGGGGTAGATAAAACTTCCCTTCACGGTATCCGACATACTTTCGCGCGGGAATGGATTTTAGCCGATGGTTCCCCCTTCAAGCTACAGAAATTGCTTGGACATTCTACGCTTGATATGACGAAGAACTATGTCAAGCTCTATGGTAATGATTTGAGTGAGGATATCAACGAGTTCAACCCATTAGACAAAGCCAAAAAGAAATATGAGAGAACCAAAAAGCTAAGATAATGAGAAAGGGATAGGCCGTAGCCTATCCCTTCTTTTAGTCATTGCCTAAAATTTTCTCTTCTACCTTCTCAATGCGCTCATTGAGTAGAATGAGAGATTGAGAGATTTCCTTTAGTGTTTCTTTCTGCTCATCCACAATGCCGTTCAAACGTTCCTCGCGCGCGGTAGCTTCTTTCTTATTGGTGTAGAAGAGCCATACAAAGAGGGCACACCAAATACCCTACTGTAGCACTACTTCAACAATCGGTTGAAAGTCCATTAGATTACCTCCATCGTTTATTTCCAAGTGCCCGCATTATTTATATACGGAACAACTTGTTTCCAAGTTCCCCCTATATTTACCCAAGGGATTGCCTGTTTCCAAGTTCCATTTACATTCACATATGCTATAATGCCCAAAGAGGCTGGCGCAGAAAAAGTTATAGTTTGCGTTTCTACGGCGCTTCCAATTCCACCAATACCATTGATATTTACTTTGATGGTAGTATTTGGTGAAGCTTCCCCAATATAGTAGAATGTGGATGTTCCTTGTTTTACGCCAAAAGAGGTATCTTCTCCTCCTTGTGTGCTTCCAATATCACAACGCAATAGCCAGCTACTTGGTGCATAATAAGTACCGTATGAACCGTTAGAACTTGTCGCAACTAATTTTATGACAAATTCATTTCCATCTAAACGTGCAATAGAAGCACTACCACTTATCGCCCAATGGTTTGAACTACCGGAAAAAGTTTTATTTTGCTCATAAGCGCTATCGGTGGGTAGGGTTGGCGCAGTTTCTGTCCATAAAGATGGAGCCTCTTGCCCTGTAGGGACAGTCTAAACCACCTTTTGTTGCGCGATTGCACTATCACCTTTATTGAAAGAAGTGGCAATTGATGTGCCAGCAGAAGCTTCTCCAATATAATAAAAAGTCTAATCGCCTTTTGATACAGAAAATTGGGTAGTTGTATTACCTTGACAAGTCAAATTCCATTTACTTGGAGGATAGTAAGTTCCATATGAACCATTTCCATTCCACATCGCCATACGTACAGCGAATTGAGTAGAACTCAATGAAGCAATGTGGATAGTTCCGCTTATTGTCCAATGGTTGGAGCTGCCGGATATTGTTTTACCTTGTAGCCACTATGCACCAGAAAGAAGCGTAGGCTCGTCTGTTGTCCATAACCCCATTCAATTCACCTCTTATGAATATTTGAAGTAAATATCCCCATCAGAGCCACCGGAAGGTTCAGACGTTCCAGAGGAAATTTTACGAACCTTATCACCGCATATATAGCAGTTAGTTCCATCACTTTGAATTAGCCAAGTATCTTGTGCATAGGAATATATTCCGTGAGTTTTGCCGTCTCCTTCATATCCTACAAACATAGCAT